AATTGGACATGCTACCTGAACAATTCCAAATCTTGAGTCATGGTTTAGAAAAACCTAAATCTGGTACATGTGGTAATATGCCTTGTAAGATCCAGAACAAAACACAGTGGTTAGAAAACATGCGTGTTGAGGTTGGTGTTACTGTGGTTGAAGCCGAAGCGTCTGCGGATGGTGGCGGGCGAGGGCGGTTCGCCGTCGTCGCAGTACACCACCTGGATGAAGGTCTGGATTGAGACCGGTCTCACTGTGTGGCTTCCTCCCGCCGGTCTTGCCGGGCTTTCCAGCGGCTGAAGTGGGCTTTGATCTGCCGGAACTTCGTGGCGGCCTGGACGTTGTGGTCCAGTTCCGCGCGGCTGCCGATGTTGCAGGCAGTCACGATCAGGTCCCGGGCGTCTTCCTCCGAGTGGGTGCCATCCGGAATGTGAACACCGCCTTTGTGGCTCTGGGCTCTATCCAGGTAGCGCCGGAACTCCGGATCCTGGCAGAGCATGGCTGCGGATCTGGCCAGGTGGCCGCCTTTGATGTCACTCATAGCCTGAGCCCTCCTGTGGTGATTGTGGGCGCTCGGCTTCGTCGGCTTGTTGGCGTAGGCGTTGGGCTTCCGTGTGTAACGAGCACCGAATGTCGGTTAGCTCACGCCCCGGAAATAAGAGGGCTGATTTTTCTACCGCCTCTGCCTGCTTGCGGAGGAGCCAAGGGCTGCCATCACCCATTTTCTTAATGCACTCCCGAGCCGCGTTCCGGCGCTCTCGCTGATGTTCGTTGTCAGCCTCAAGCTCCGCCACTCGCGCCTTCAATCGGTCGATCTCGTCGTCTTGCATAGTTCGGTGTAGCGGTAGGTCACTCATCGTCGGGGGCCTCCTGTGGTGATTGTGCGGTGAACTCCTCTTTGGTCATGTGCCCGAGGTAGGTTGCACAAACCAGAACGGCCTTGTCGTCGACACCAGCGTCAGCCTTTGCGGCCTGGATCCTTGCTATTGTCAGAGCATTCTCCGGGTAACCGGTATATGTAACTGCGTCGGCAGCGCATCCGGATTCCCGGTCTTTGCCTCGGTAGCTGAGGGCGTACCAATGACGCTTATTGCCATCACCCTCTGGCTGGGGTGTGGCCAACAGCTCGCGCCGGTATCGAGCAACAACCAAAGCGTCTTCTCTGCTTGCTGGGCCAAGGTTGCCACCATTCTCAATGAGTCGCTGCAATGCCTCGTTTACGTAATCCGGCACACTCCCTTGCTGGGCGGGCTGGGATGTTTTGCCCTTCTGATCACGTATCCAATCGGCTACCCGCTCCTCAATATCACAGTCATGATGTATTGGCTTGTCATAGCCGGGATCATAGGTCGCTTCGTAGGTTATATCGGAGTCTTCAGCGCGCCGGGCCAGCAGTTCAAGCCATTCATCCGGCACGCCCCCCTGCTGGGAGGTCTGAGTGTCAGCGAATACCAGCGGGCGTATAGCAAATCCATCGGCGGCAATCTTTTCGACAAAGGCTTTATCTGTGCTTACGTGCAGTCCCCGGTATTCCCAAGACCACGCCACCGGCTCCACAACCTGCCCACTTTGGGCTCGGGCGGCTTGCAGTTCCTGATATGCAGTTCTGGCAGCCTGCTCACTGCTCTGAAAAGTCGCTCTCCAAGCTTCGTAGCTCACGGTTCCACCTCGTCGTCGTCCGCGTCATTGAAAAGACACTCGCCACAGTAGTATTCGTCGCAGTCCGGATCCGCCGGGTTCTTTGGAGACATCGGACCTTCGCCGCATTCCGGACACGTTGGGCCGTACTCTTTCAATTGTTCTCCCCCGTCGGCCTGCTCTTTCAGCGCCTTCTTCCGCCTCCGGTCGATGAATGCCTGGCGCCAATCCAGCGCCTTCTCGCAGGCCTGTTCATAGCTCTCGGCATAGATCCACTTCATGCTGTAGTAGCCCCAGCTCAGCCGGTGGGAATCGGCTTTGATGTCCTGCGGTACCGGCGTGGCGAACTTCACCAGGTAGCCGAATTTCCGGTTGTCGGTCAGGTGCTCGAAGATCAGGCCTTCGTCGTCCAGGTCGTAGGGTGGCTCGATTCCGATCTCTCCCCAGATCTGGTCCGGCTCATCCTCCATGAAGGCTTCACGGGCGATGTCTGGCCACGCGTCCTGGGCCAACATGGTGGGAATGTGGATGATGCCTTCAGCTCGGATGTTGTTTTCAAACATCATGTCGATCATTGCTTCTTTCACGCTGCGTTCTCCTGTTCCAAAACCCGCTTTCTGTCTTCCAGGTATTCACGGTTAACCTGCTGCCAGCGGTCGTATCGCTCCTGGCTGAAGCCGGGGCCGGCCATGCGGGTGATGATTTTCTCGTTGTCGGTTACCTGGCGGATGATTTCCGCCGGCGCGTACTGGTAGTGCCAGAGCTCCAGCGGATCTTCGGGCTTCTTCCCGTGCCAGGTCTGACAGATCCAGCCCAGGTCATAGACCTGGTCGGTGCGTTGGGCGCTGAGTGCATCGGCCCGGAGCTCGTGGTACAGGTCCTCTACCTGCTGGATGTTGTAGCTGGGCAGGTCGAAAAGGCGGCTTTCCATCCAGCTCTTTCCATCTGGGGTGCGGCACAGGGCACGCACGCCAACGAACCAGTTACGCGGGCGATTCACCAGGTGGTGGGCGAGGTCTTCGCCCATGGTGATCCAGCCGAAAGGGGACCACCGTTCAGCCGTGGTGTATTGCTTGCCATCCACCGGGCTGGTCAGCCCCTCCCAGGTCCACACCCGGGAGTTGGCGAACAGGCGCTGGTCTCTGGCGATTGCGCTGTGGTTCTTTCTGCGGTTTCGCTTCTTGCTCACTGTGCAGCCTCCCCCAGTGCGGTGATGGCCTTGCGGCCGATGCGCACCAGCTCCTTGCGGTGGGTTTCACGCTTTATGCCTTCGGCAGCCATGTACTCCAGGGTGTTAACCACATCCTTCAGAACGTTTACCGGGCTGTTAAAGAGTCCGCACTCAAGGCTTGACCGGCAATCGGCCACACTGCTAACCAGCAGCGAGGCAGCACGCTTTGCTATGCCACCATCGCCCTGTACTGGCGCCGGGTGAAATTCCGGCTGTTGAATGCCGTCTTCACGCAGGCCTTCTTCAAATTCCGCTCTGGTTACGGGTTGCAGGGTCATTCGGCGGCCTCCAGTTTCAGCTCAACATCGATGCGCTTGCCCTTGGCTATCAGAAGATCCAGGTACATGCCCAGGGTTTCCATTTCGTCCATGGCGTCGCTGTAGCTGTTGTGCTGTGCCGCCACATCCATGAATTCGTAAAAATCCAGTTTGATATCGAGCTCTGCCAACGGCGCGGGAATCTCATATATACGGCCCCAGACTGTGTTTGCGGGGAAAACTCTAAAGCTCATCGCCTGTACGTGAGGGCTGGCACTGAAGACAGCCTGTACCAGCCCTCGGCGGTTCAGCACCAGGCACTTCGGGATCAGCTCTTCTGCACGCAGGTACATGTTCTGAATCATTTCTTCTTTGGTAAGCGTCAGCTTTGCCATGGTTATCTCCTTGTTATCCCCGGGTGCGCCTGGCTAGTTCCAGGTCTTGCTGGCAGCTTACGCAGCACTGGCAGCCGGGTAGGGCTTCCCGCCTTGCGGCGGGGATTTCGTCGCCGCACTCTTCGCAGTACGGCGTGTGGTTGTAGGCCTTGGGCTGGTTGCGCTGGTTCTCCAGCGAGAGCTCCAGGGACTGTTCGATGTAGTCGCCGGCAATGTCGGCCTTATCAGCCATGGCGCAGGGCCTCCGTTGCGGCTGGGTTCAGGTCCATGGATGGGATCAGGCGAACGGACCCGGCCTTCACGCAGGCCTGTGCCTGTTCCGGGGAATCGAACACCACCACCATGGCTACGCGGTGGTGGCAGCGGCCGTGGTCTTCGCTGATCACGGTCAGCTCGCCAAGGTCGTGCACGCGGCCGGTGGGTTGCTGTTCGGGCTGGCTGTTCATGGGCGCTTCCTCTTTTGGTGGTAACCGGTACCGGATCAGATCCAGGCCCCGGTCGGTTATCAGGGTTTTGGTGTAGGGGGTTTTGCCCCTGGTCGGGTGTTCGTAGGTGCCGGTTTTCACCACGAAGATGCCTTTGCCACGGAACGGCCCGGCGGGCATGTTGTGTTTGTCCAGCATCTTCAGGCGGCGCAGCTCGCGGGCCAGGGTGTTTCTGCCAATGTCCAGCAGGGCTGCGGCTTCGGTGATGGTGTGTTCCATGGCTTCCTCCTCAGGTCTCTTTCTGGAAGATCCAGCAGCGCACGGATGTGCTGCCCAGGGCGTTGGTGTTTTCGCGGATCACGGAGCGCACGGTGCGGCTGCTCTCGATGAACTTCCGGCTTCGGCTGGTTTTCAGGTGCCGCTTCAGCTCGGATATCGGGGGAATGCGCAGCTTGTTTTCTGCGCACACCTGCTCGAAGTGCTTCAGGTTCACGGCAATCATCTTTTCGTTCTCGCCGTAGTGGTTCAGGGTGGGGGTGCCGCTCAGGCCCTCGATGAAATCGAACGCTTCCCAGAACTCCTGCACCATCGGGTGGTCTGCGTTGACGGCGCTCTGGCGCTCTTTGGCCATGTCCAGGATCATTTCGCGGGCCGGTTCCAGGTAGGATTCCGGCAGCAGCTTCAGGCCTTCCGGGCCCAGGCAATCAACCAGGCTCATCATCTGGCCGTGGTTTTTGGCGATCCGGTGAATGCGGATCTCCGGCAGCTCGGCCAGCGCCTTTTCATACTGGGGGGACCGCTCGCACACCATGCGCATGATCTGGGCTTCTGAGGTGGTAGCGTGCAGAGCAAAACCGGAGACCTGGTCCATCGGTGTGCGCTCCAGCTTCTCGGCCAGGGCCTTGGTGGTTTCGTTGTGGCCGTCGCGGGTAACGTTCAGGTGCACGATCCGTTGCAGCACGGCATCACTGGCGTTCACCTGGGCGTTCTGACTGATCACGATCGCGCCACGGAACGGGGGTTCGTAGGTATCGTTGCCGCCGTTCTTCTGTCCACGGCTGCGCACGCTGCGGCCGTTGTAGGCGGTTTTCAGTTCGTCCCAGTCGAACTGTTTTTGCTTGCCGCCGGCGCCGTCCTGGTCCCGGTCGGATTCGATCAGCACCACCGGCAGGTTGGACACCTGGGCAAAGTTGCGCGCCCGGGCTGCCAGGGTGGCCTTGCTGGGGTCGAAGCCTTCGTAATCCTGCCGGCCTACCAGCTTCCACAGGAATTCGATCAGGGTGGATTTACCGGAACCGGCTTCACCCACAATCTCTATGAAGGGGAAAGACTTGTGCTCCTTCCGGATCTGCTCGGCGAACAGGCTGCCCAGCCAGTAGGCCAGGGCGATAACACCCTTCGGGCCGAAACACTCGGCCAGATCCCGGGCCCAGCCGCGCTGGTAGTCGCTGCGGTCTTTGTTGATGGACAGCGCCACGGATTCGGAGAGCGTTTTCACGCTCATGCGGCCGATGTCGTAGTAGTCCTCGTTGTTGAGCTCGTGGATCTGGCCCGCGTGTACGGCCAGCTCCGGGAATACCCAGGTTTCGTGCTCTTTGCTGTAGCCGATGAAATCGATGGTCTCAACGGTTTTGATGCCGCTGATCTGCTGTTTCAGCAGGCGGTCCAGCTGCTGGCTGGAGCCGGTCCATACGGCACCGGGGGCAATGCCCAGAAGGCGCTTTTTGAACTCGCTGGCGCTGGCCAGCTGGCCGCCACTGAATGTGTTCTTCACGGGCCGGCCATCGTGGGGGAAGTCCACGCGGTAGTAGTACCAGGACTCGTCCGTCACCTTGTTGGCCAGGTAGTACAGGGCGGTGGGGTAGCAGTTGGCGATCTCCACCACGGCGTTGCATTGTTCCAGGGCCCGGTCGACCATCTGGCGGTCGGTCAGCGGCTCGTCGCTGTCCTCCAGGTCTCGCATGGCCTTGTGGAATTCCTCCATGTTCAACTTGAACCAGAACAGCCGGTTGTTGAAGCCGAAGGGAAACTCGTTGCGGCCGGTGTGGCTGTAAATCCGGTTGGCCTTTTCCTGGGCACTGCGGGCGATAACCAGATCACCCTGGTACAGGAATTCTTTGGTGGTGGGCTCGCCGTCTTCGTTGATCAACTCACCGCGCTGCCAGGCATCGTTCCAGTCGCGCTTGTGCTTCCCTTCCTGGGGGATGACAGCCGCGCCTACCTTCCAACCCTGAGACCGGGCAATGTTGGCGAACTTGCGGATGTAGCGAACGCCGGCGGCGTCGCCATCCATGGCCCAGATCAGGCGGGGCAGGTCTTCCCCCGCTTCTTCCCGGGCCTTGTTCAGCTCTGCCAGGAAGGTGTCGGGGTAGTTGTTGCAGCTGAAGGCAGCCACGGCCGCAATGCCGGCGTGGTACAGAGCGATCGCATCGAAGATGCCTTCCACAAACCACAGTTCTTTGCCCTGGGCCAGATCCAGCCCGGGCGGTACCCAGGCCTGGCCCTTGGTCTTGCTGCCGTAGTTGAAGTGGGCCTTTTTCTTGCCGAAGCGGTGCGGCTTGTCGATCAGCCGTTCCCAGTAGTCGCCCCTGTCGTTGATACGGAAGCGCACGGTGGCGGAGCCGATGTTCCGCTCCCGGTCCCAGTATTGCTCCTGGGTGTACCAGCCACGAACCTTGGCCAGATCGAAGCCGCGGCCATGCACCATGTAGGCATCCGCCACTTCGGTACCGGTTACCGACTCCCCGGCCTTACGATCCTTCCGGCCGTAGCGCTCCGTCCAGCTGTCGAACAGGTCCGGGAAAAGCTCCTTTACGTGGTGCTGCTCGCCGCACTTGCTGGCCCGGCCGCACTGAACCATCCATGGCTTATCAGAGCCCACAAAGGCTTCCCGCTTGCCGCAGGACGGACAGCGGATGCGGCGCAGGTACTCCCCGCGCTCTACACCGTCAAAGTCGCTCTGCAGCCGGCGCAGAATGTCGGCCCGTAGTTGGTCTTGCATGAAAGAGGCTCCGGATCAGGCGTTGGTGCGAATGGGTGTTACCGGCATTTTCTCGCGCAGGGCCATCAGCTCCCGAGCACTGAACAGGGTGGTGCGCCCGGTGGTTGGGCAGGTAACGCACACAACGCCTGCGGTGGTGCGGGTCATGTCTACGTAGGCTGCAGGCCGGCCTACGTCTTCAAGGTCCAGCCATGCGGTTGCGGCTATGGTTTGCGCCCGCTTGCGGGTGATTCCGTACTCTTCGGTAAGGGTTTCAGACACCATTTCGATGCAGCTCTGGGCCTGTTGGTTGCTTTTGCGCAGGGCGATCAGCTGGCCGTAGGCGGCGTTGGTGATGGTGCTGTTGACTGCGTTGTTCATGGCTGCGTCCTCTTATGGGTGCTTATTACAGGCTCAGGTCTTGCTGTTTGGTGTCACGCCCAAGCAG